CCTTCTTCTATTGCCTGTAATCTATTCTGTCTTCCAATGCCACTATATTGATTAGGCATAATGCTCCGTAATGCTATAACTATTTATAATTATTAAACATTACGGAGCACTTCATCGGTTCTTATAGGTAATATTATCTTTAATTGTGTTGTAATCGGAATTGCTCCCAGAAAGCAATCCGTCATCAATTGTCATAACCTCATCAAATCCAGTGCGTTCAATGATCTTTGTCTTAATATCCAGTTGCTTCTTCTCTTTTTGAATTCTTCTCAGAAATGCGTAGTGAATAATCTGAGTAAAATATGCGAAAGGATTCTGTGACTTTTCGGGATTAAAATTGTGAATATACTGAACGCAGTTTTCAATGCCATCAGAAATCATATCATCCCGAAACATATAATTGACAAAGTTCGGTTTGTATGAAAGGTGTGTAGCAATCTTTAGGAAACACTCCCCAAGATAATTAGTGATGCGTGGTTTGGGAAGTCCTTGCTCTTTAGCAGCAGCAACTTTAGTCCTGTAAACAATGAGTGCTTCTAATAACTCTTTGTTATTCACATAATGTTCTGATTTCTTCTTTGGCATAGCATTGTTTTAATGTTCTGATAAGTTGTATTAATTATACCACACTTTTGGGGCTTGACAACATTTAGAAATATGTGTAGACTACCTTTGTCCTGGTTGAAAGATGAGATTTAGCTTTCTTTAATACCTTTAAAGATTCTCTCAAGTCTCTTGCGAGCATCATCAACTGAGGAGATATATCCCATTTTATTTGAGACCTTTACCTGTCCACTTGGTTTGTATATATCAATACTATCTTGCTCATTATCGTTAATATATGAATCATAGACTTCAATAACTCTTTGATCTTTTGTTTCTGTCATTGTAATTACACGATCAAGTCTGATAATAAAAATATCATCATCTGATAATTCCATCCAGGGCTTGACTTTAATATATGATCCTGTTGGAGAATGAATCATTTTCATCGTAAGAGGATTTTGAAGAATAATTAAAGGATCACCATCATTCTCATCAACTGAGATAAGAGCAATGATTTCTTCTCCTGAAATTAATTTTATGATTGCGTAAAACTCTTCTCCCATTAGTTCTTAAGCGGTATGTTTACAATATCATAATTAAAGTTTTCTTCGTTATAAACTTTGATTCTTTCTATTAGATGGTTGAGTGTATAATTTTTTCTTGACTTATAACTGATATCATCGGCAATGTCATATAGAGTTGCCTTTGTTTTATTGTCGCCTTTTCTTAGGACTCTTCCGATTGATTGGAGATTTCTGATTCTGGATTTACTAGGGGAAGCAAAGATAACGTTATGTAAATTTCTGATGTTAATACCAGTAGAAAAAGTCCCGTAAGAAGCAACGATGATGGCATTATTTTCTTTTTCAGTTATTTCTCTAACTTTTTCTCGGTCCTCAGTATCTACACCACCATGAACAAAGAACACGTGGCGACCTTTAGCGATGCTATTATTTATCAGTTCGTATAAAGGTTGTCCGTGACCTTCTACTCTGGAAAATAAAATGAGAGTATTACCTTTGAGATCTAGGGCAAGGTTCTTGATGAACTTATTACGTTTTTCGTGGTTGATGATATATTGAACTTCTTCTTCAAAGTTCTCAAACTTATTCGGTGGGTGTTTCAATAGCAGTATATTAATATCCAATTTAGCAACATGACCCTTCTGCATCAGTTCTTCTGTTCTGATGATCTTATATGAAGGACCAAACAAACCTTCTAAAACCCACTTGTGCGTTTGTGTGCCATCCAGCGTGCCTGTAAAACCATAACGAAATTTAGCATCAGAAAGTTTTGTCATTATAGATACTAATGACTTTGATTTAAACTGGTGTGCTTCATCTCCTACGACCACATTGAATCTTGAAAAGTATTGACGGGGAAGTTTGTAGATGGATTGCCAGGTAGTGATAATCACCTGAGAGTCCGTTTCTCTTTCTTTCCCTGCATATATCTTGTGGCAGTATGAACCAACATCCCACCCATAATCAGCAAAATCTTTATACATTTGTTCTACAAGGGAAGTCGTTGGAACAACTATCAGAGTATTTTGTCCTTTCTCAACGTAATATCTCACAATCGCATATATCATCAACGACTTTCCAGAAGCAGTTGGAGATATCAACAACTTTCTATTGTGTCTTAAAGCGTCGTATACTCCCTCAACTTGGTATTCGCGGGGAGCATACTTGCAAATAGATGTCATATAGTCTTTGACTCCTTCCTTTGAGATGTGTTCGTTTACCTCAAAAGGAAGACCATAAAACTTATTGTTTGTAAACTCGTAGGTATACTCGTGGTTCTCACAGAAACGGGTGAGTTTATCTAACAGACCAACATAGATCTCACCAGTCTGGGTATTAAATAAACGAATCTTCCCATCCCAGTGTCTACTTCTATACTGGGGCATAAAACGACTATTCGGGACTTCAAAAGTAAATTGGTCCGCCAATTCATAGTAAACGTGAGGTTCCGCTTTTACTTCAAGATAAACCTCATTTTTTTTAGATATAACCAAGTGTGACATAAGTTCATATCAATACAAAAATATTTATTTGTATTAATTGAACCCCGATTGGAACCGATGCCATTCAATTGCGTTTTTAATTTGAAATGTTCTATTGGAAATAGTCTTAATGACTTCCTCTAAAAACTTAAGCATAATGTCATAGTATCTGATTTTAAGTTCTACTTTAGAGAGCTTCTCATCACCGTCCATATGCCTCTGTAACGCCTCTTTATCCCTAACTTTATATGGGAATGGTTCTTCTTCGTAGACCTCTATAGGTGCCTTTCCAGTGTAGTAGTTGTACCTTTCTAGTTTGACTCTGTTATAAGTTTCTCTTGCTTTCTCACGCAACAGAGTAATCGTATTATAGATGGTATAATACTTTGAATGGAGTTGAGGAATTTTTAAAGATTCATCGTGTAAATTGTCAGGATCAATAACAGAATCTCTCTGCCACATCTCCTGAACTTCATCAAGATTCATAAAGGATCGCCGTTCGTATCAACAATATTATACACAGTATACTTGAAAGTTGCCTCTGCTGTAAAGTATTGAATGTCAGTAACAGATGAATCAAATTCTAATGATGTGAGTGAGACTGGAAATAAATCCTTAAATTTTACGTTGGCAGTTGCTCTATAATTTGAGTTTAGAATACTTAATGATCCATCACTATATTGTTCTTTTAAATCACGAATACCATCATCATTTGTAGTTAAATTTTTGAATTGCTGTGTTGTCTCTGGAAAACCTAAACCAGTCATCCAGTTGTGAACCGCCATATAATTCTCAAGACCTTCATCAACTAAAAAACTAATTGTTAGATCACCATAGGTCAATTTTTCTCCAGGTACATCAAGATCTTTTAGGTACGATGGTTGGATTGCTGTACCAAGACTTATTTCTGGTATTCTTGAAGAGTTACAAAAAAATGAAACTTTTGGATACTTTGCCAGTGTAAATTTGAAACCAACTGGCGATAAAAAATTTCTATTCTGTATTTGATTACTAAATGCTGACGCCATCGCGTTTTATTTTTATTTAGATAAAAAAAGAGACCCTTTCGGGTCTCTTGAATGGAATTGTGATCCAGTGATCACATAAGGTTGGTAACCTTGACTCTTCTGTAGTAAACGTTGGAGTTTCTTTCCAGAACACCAGGATTGGTGAGGGTAGCACCTTTTGCGAATGGGTTGGCAACAATACCATAACGGGTCTTGAAGCCAATTTTTGGCTGGAAGGTGTCTTCGCCAACGGCACGTACCATCTGGAGAGGTACATATGGGCAATAGAACAGACCAGCATCGTAAGGTGAAGAACCCTTATAACCAACAACGTAGTACTGGTTAGCGGAGTTGTTAGCAGCGTATGGGTCAATGTATACGCGGAACTTACCAGCAAGAATACCAGCGAAGGTATTGCCAGTGTCATCAACGTTGAGGTTAGCGTTGAGGGCTGGGGTGTAATCCAGAACACCTGCCATGGTGAGTGCCGAAGCAACGTCAGCAGAGCAGAGGATCATGTTGCCCTTTCCTCTACGAGTTCTTTGAGCGATCTGGTTAGCATCACGCTCGATCTGGAAGATCAGACCCTTGAACTTCTCAACTGACCAACGACCGTTGGAGTCAACGTCAAGGTCAAAAGTACCAGCAGTTGCGGTGTTGACAGCAGCACCAGTTTCAGCAACGTTATAGATGGTACGGATGACTTCACGGTTGATTTCAGCAAGAATCTCAGTTGACAGAATGTTTGCCAACTCAGCTTCTGCGTTCAGACCGTGAATTGCCTTGAGGTCTTGAGCAAGCTCAAGTGAGTACTCAGCTTTCAGAGCACGTGACTTAGCGGTAACGGTGACTTTCTCAATTGAGAATGCCATCTCGTTGAATTGGTTGCCAGCACCGTTGCCGAGGTTCTCAGAATCATCAGTACGCATACCTTGACCTACGTTGTAGGTGGTGGCAGTTGCGCTACCGATTGGGTTAAGAGCACCAGGGTTGGTTCCAGCCTGGGCAGTAGTACCAAGACCAACAGTACCATCGGTGAACCCGTTGGTGAGGTTGAATCCGTCGTCTTGACCAGAGAATGCGGTGTCTACTTCGTTGTAGAATGCTTCCGAACCAGATTGGTTGGTGTAGCGTGAACGCATTGCGAAGATCAGTCCAGTAGGACCGTTCATTGGTTGAACGCCAGCCAGGTCATAAGCAACCAGGTTAGGCATTGAACGTCTGATCAGGGAGATCAGAACGGGGTCGAAACCAGCAACAGGTGAAGAAGCACCAGCTGAGAAACCAGCATTGCTACCACTGTTGGTGTTGACGGTTGGAGTTTCATAAAGAAACTCACGCTCTTCACGAAGAGCTTTTTCTTGGTTCTCCAGGAGAACGGCAGTTACCATTCTACGATGTGAATCTCTGATTGGATCAAGACCTTCGTAGTCTAGGAGTGGTGCCCACTTCTCCTGCAGGTGTTCTTGGTTGAACGCTTGCATTTGATTTTACCTCTTTTGAAAAAATTAGTTTGAACTATGATCTAAAAATCACTTTTTAGAAACTCTATTCAGAGTCTGAATGTACGACTCCATTAAACCAGAAACTGGCTTATAATCGGAAGACGAATTTTCTTCAGAAAGATTCTCTGAATTGTCTCTTTGAGTACCAGTATTTGATGGGAAATATGATTCCCTCAGAGTTACTAGCTTCTCACGATAGTCTGCTTCACTTTCAAACTCAACATTTTCAGCAAGAGAAGCGAGTTTGTCCTTCTGAGAAAGTGCAAGACCCTCAGCAACTTCAGCAAAGATTACATCAGCAACTGACTCGGCTAATCTTCTATTCAGAGCAACATTTCTTTGAATTTGCTCGTTGAGTTTTTCTTCCATTTCATCAAGTTTATCTACCATGCTCTCGATGACATCATATCTATCTTCAGGGATT